ATAGGAGGTTGCAGACAGCGATGTTTGAACCGAACCAACAATCGACGAGTTGCGGTAAAATAATATTGAATAGTCTGTTGACGCTGTTGATCGTGAATTACTAACAGCCATTGGGTTAGCTGTTGCCGTATCCTGCTCAACAACAAATTTAGCAGAACCAAGATTACTTGTAGTACCCAGAAGCAAATCGCCTATCGGGCTTATCCGCATGACCTCCGTCATAGTAGGATTTTGTGCAGTCCAAAAGGACATTACTCCTGAACCTGTGCCGCTACCTGCGCCGGGGTTTGCTGCTTCTGTGCGAATTTGCCCCCGATCTAAACCCCAAGTCCCCATCGTAAGATAACTGTAGGCGTTACTTGTAGTAGTAGCTTTAATTTCGACATTACCATTGCCGTTGGCGGTAGCATTACCAGCGAAGTTTACATTGGAGCCACTAACAGTAACAGTCCCCGTTAAATTAGCAGAGGCTAACGATGTTAACCCAGACCCGTCACCAGTTACGGCTGTAGCTGCTAATGTGCCTGTCACACTAACATTGTTACCAAACGTACCACCAGCAGATGCACTTACAGTATCACTAGTTTGGAACGTAGCGTAGCTTACCACCGCAACTTGATCACCATTCTCTGCAGCTACAGTAAGTGTAATGCTTGTGCCATTTGTAGCTGTGTAGTCTGTGCCATCAACTAGACGCACACCATTGTGGAATACATGTACTAGAGTAGGAGTATACACCAACCCAGTTAGAGATGTAGTGGTAGTCGTGATGTTGAACAGCTTCTTATGTTCAGCACCTGACGATACTACAGAAGCTTTAGAGCCAATGTAACCAGCCATGTATTATACTCCTAGTGTTTGTGTAGCATCACGCTGCGAACGGGTTATGTAATCTTCACGGGCAGTAACCAATGCAACGAAGTCAGCCTGATTGCTTGGAATGCTATCCGTAAAGCTGTCATCGTTCATCAGCTTGGTAGTCCACTCTTGCTGCATACGTTTCCAGCAGTTAGATTTCTTGCCGTCCATCGCAGCCTGTAGCCAATCGTTGATATTCAATAGATCATTCAGCAAGATAGCTTGCTCTGTGTCTGTGACTTCTACAGTCAGTGTTAGTGTAGCCATTTGTATCACTCCTTTATGTGAGGGTTATTTCACCCGATTGTTATGCTACTAGGTAGCCAGAAAATCTGCTTGCTGTGCTTTCTAAATCAAGTTGGGCTGTTCCACTATTTGGAACATCAATCTTAACAGAGGCTGTATCTCCTGCATCCATGTCAACTAAAATACTAACTGCAAATGAGAAATAAGTAAGATCAGCAGTATACCTATTTGATGAAACAATTTGCGGATAAGTCCTATTACTTGTCTCTAGTATACACTGGTAATAATCTGTCGCAGTATCCATATTGTTTGCATATAACATTACTGAAAATTGATAACGACCTGATACAGGAGCAGTAAAAGTAGTAGAACCTGAGAAATTATTTCCTTGGTCAAATATTTCATTTGCAAAATCTACTGTGGTTTGAGCATTAATAGGAAAATTGTACTGACCGCCTGTGGGAATAGCCAAAAACGCTGGCTGATACGGCATGGTCACACGGCCAGCGGAGTCAATCTTCATGCGTTCTGTAAAATCAGTTCCAAGTGATAGGTAATTTGAAGAACCTGCGTTGATTGTCATAGAGCCAGATGCCCCAACAATCTGACCCGCACGTACTCCGTTTTGGCCTACGTAAATACTTGCAATAGAACCAGACGCAGCATTTACACCAAGAGATGCTGTTGTTGCGCCTTGGATGCCTAATGTTTTGCTATCTCCACGTGAAAATACATCTGGCGACCCCGTCCCAATCCCAACATTAGTTCCACTAACACTAATAGCATCAGTGAGGTTTAGTAGATCACTCTGCTTACTCATTAGCTTTGCTCCAGTACACTCAGTACTACATCCACTGCACTATTAGATGATGCAGTTACGACAATGGTATCTGATGCCTCACCAATGATCTTACCATCCAGTACACTCAATGCTGAGCCAGCGGGTAGTGGTACATCTTTGATTAAGTACACAGAGCCTAGTTGAACTGAGGCAGTAACCTGAGCAGCCGAAGTGTTAGCTAAGTTGGCTCCGATGATAACTGCGACAGTAGCACTTGGTACTGTGTATACTGTTTGACCACCTGTGGTAGCCGTTCCTGTGTAGTTCTTAAATGTATTGGGCATGTTATATTATCCTAGAGCTATTGCAAAGACTAGTGCAGCAGATTCTGCAGAGGCAGCACTTGCGGCAGCAGCTACCTGACTGTTATATGCATTTGTTTCACTTGTTGCTGCATTTGTTTCTGAAGTAGCAGCATTACTTGCTGATGTAGAAGCATTACCTTCACTGACCAAAGCAGCAGCAGCACTGGCTGCAGAAGCACTGGCTGAGTTACCTGAGTTAGTTTCAGATGTAGCTGCATTTGTTTCACTGATAGCAGCGGCAGCAGCACTTGCAGCAGCAGAAGCAGTTGATCCGTATAGAGTATCAATATAACCCTTGCGTGTCAAGTCATCAGCAGCTACAGGGTCAGCAGTTGTTGTAACTTTGTTTGCACCCATAGTGATGTTACCAGTTAAGGTTCCACCTGTCAAGCTTAATTTTAATGCATCACGTGTATCAACATAAGCTTTTGTAGCAGCATCTTGATTGACAGTGGGATCACCCAAACCTGTAATCTTAGATGTACCCATAGCGATAACACCACTCATAGTGCCACCAGTTAAGTTTAACTTAAGTGCATCTGCAGCATCTACGTATGTCTTAGTAGCAGCATCCTGTGCTAGTGTAGGATTACCCAGACCTGTGATCTTAGATGTACCCATTGCAATGGCACCAGACATTGTACCACCAGCTAGAGGTAGCTTAGTGGCAATGCTGTTTGTAATGGTAGTGCTGAAGTTAGCATCATCACCTAGTGCAGCAGCTAGTTCATTAAGAGTGTCTAGTGCAGCAGGGGCAGCATCAATTACGTTAGTGATAGCTGTATCTACATAACCCTTAGTGGCTGCGTCTGTGCTTACTGTAGGTGTACCAAGACCAGTGATCTTGTTAGTACCCATAGCTAGTGCGCCTGAGAGTGTACCACCAGTTAGGTTAAGCTTGAGAGCATCAGCAGTGTCTACATATGTTTTAGTTGTAGCATCAGTAGCATTGACAGGTGTGCTTAGGCCAGTGATCGTACCTACAGTACCACTGTCCATGTTCAACGTGCCATTGATCTGCATGTCGTTGAATGTAGATGAACCTGTGGCTGCAGTTACATTGCCTATCACAGCGCCTGTGTGCGTACCTGCAGAGTTACCTGTGACATTACCAGTTAGGTTGCCTACCACATTACCTGTAAGGCCACCAGAGAAGCCTGTAGTGGCTGTGATGAGTGTACCAGTTACTGCCTGTGCTGAGCTACCACCAATGACTGCACCGTCTACAGTACCACCGTTAATGTCAGCAGTAGCTAGAGTAGCTTGACCAGTTGTAGTGATAGTAGTGAAGCTACCTGCAGCTTTAGTTGAAGCACCAATGATTGTGTTGTCTATAGCACCTGCATTGATGTCTACTGAGGCAAGAGTAGCTAAGCCACTAACACCCAGTGTACCAGCTACAGTAGCATTCTCATCTACGGTAAGTGTATCTACGTTAGCGATACCATCAAGGTATAGATTCTTAAACTCAGTAGTAGGTGTACCTAAGTCAATGTCGTTATCCGTTACAGGAATGACTACGCCATCTTGAATACGTAGTTGTTCTACTGTAGCTGCAGCAACTTCAACAAAGACACCTACACGATTATTAATGTTATCAACTACAACTTTATTAAGTGCGTCTAGGTCAGCAATAAGTGGAACATATTCACCTTCACCTGAGCTACCGTCATGCTTGTGTCCACCTGATTGAGCAAAGGCATCACGTAGAGCATTATACTCAGCATTAATAGGTGCAGCCCGTACCGTAGCGGTAGGGATAATGTCTGCTGTAGATTGGCGTACATAACCTGCCATTTAGTTGTGCTCCCTTTAGCGCCTATCACCTAAACCATACGTAAGTGTAATGGCTTGAATAGTGTGACTTGCATTTGTATTGTTTGTAACATAGCTTACAGAAATAGATTTACCCGATCCTGCAATATTGTTTAGTGCTTTAGGTGATGGATTACCATCGTAGATGTCACCTGCATCATAGATAGCTGTACCAAAAACAGCAGCGGCACCTTCAGTAGAGAAGTTATACGATGATGGATTAGATGTATTTGTATCATCATAGTCATAGGATATACCAACGAAGACTTCTGTATTACCTTCAGACTTTAGGAATGTAGTTACTTTATATAGTATCTTACGAATCTCTGGGTCTTCCATGTAGAAGTAAGGTGTTTGATACAGACTAAAGATTTCAGCACCATCAAATGAAGCACCACGTTCTTGTCTAAATACTCTACCAGAACCATCGCCATGAATAACATATTCAAACTGGCCTATGTAACCACTAGCAACACAGTTAGCTTCAATGCCTACAAGTTGACTATACTCAAAGATACTTTGTTTATTAGCACTTTTACGAATAGCCCCAATTAAAGATAGAGATGAATCATTCTTAAAGAAGAACC